GTCAAGGATGATTTTTCTGTTACCATAGGAGACAAGGGTGTAAAAATTGATGGAGTTTGTGCGGTGCATGTTGTGGGTCAGGCTGATTTTTACTGTGAAAGTGATATCAAGGTAAAGACCGAAAACGATGCAACTGTGAATTCAAAAAATAATATGTATGCTGTGGTTGAAAATAATATGTCCGCGCGAGTTACAAAAGACGCCTTGATTGCCGCAGAAGGAAATGCCGACCTTATTGCAGGCGGAAGTATGAGCATTCAAGCTGGCGGCGAAATATTATTTAAGGACTCTACTGCAACTGCATCTAATGTAGATGAGATTATCAAAGATACTGTTGATGGTTTTGGTAATTTAAGAATCCGGGTTCAATGATCCGAGTCAATTGACTAAATACATAGAAGGAGGGTTGTATTTTGCCAGCCACAAGGAAATGGTTAGATTTAAATTTAGACTTTACGGCACATCCCAACACAGGCGAACTCAGCGTGAAAAGAGATGCCGATGCCGTCGTTCGTTCTATTCGACATTTGATGCTGACCAATCATTATGAAAGACCCTTTCACCCAGATGTTGGTTCTGATGTGACAAGGCAATTATTTGAACCCATGACACACGCAACTGTTTTAAGGTTAAAAGACTCCATTATACGAACTATAAATAACTATGAGCCGAGGGTGAGAATCAATAGGCTTGAGGTCGAACCTCGAACCGAAGCAAATCCTGTTGTTGGTGCCAGAGGCACTAATGAAAATGGTTATCTAGTTGATCTAAGATTTTTTTTGATCAACGAAGAAGTCGAAAGGCAGACCGTTTTCTTTTTAGAGAGAAATAGATAAATGTCAACGTATACTACTACCACAAATAAATTAAAAATTACCGAGCTTGATTTTGATCGTATTAAAGATGCGCTGAAGACATATCTTTCTGGGCAATCAGAGTTCCGAGATTATGATTTTACTGGTTCTGCGATGAATATTCTTCTTGATGTTCTTGCATATAATACTCACTATAATGGGTTTTATGCCAACATGTTGGCAAGCGAAATGTTTTTGGATAGCGCAACACTTCGCTCTTCTATTGTTTCTCTTGCTAAGCATCTTGGTTATGTTCCCAGCTCAAAGAAAGGGGCGTCAGTTAATATTGATGTCACATTCACGGGTTCTGGAAGTAGCATAACTATCCCAAAGAACACAAAATTTACAACAAAAATCAATACCGACACATATACGTTTTTGACCACCGAAACCAGGGTTGCAAAAAAGGACTCAACAGGCGACACATATACTGTAACAGGATTAAATATCGTTGAGGGTGTTTATTTTACCTCTTCACAAACTGTCATAGGTCGTGACAATGAAGTATTTTCAATCCCAAATGACGATATAGATCTTGATACGCTCGTTGTGGCAGTGGCAGGCGAGACATACATCAAAGCTGATGATATTACAGAAATTAAATCAACTGATAGGGTTTACTTCATTCAAGAGGGAACCTCTGGATTATATGAGGTGTATTTTGGTGATGGTGTAATTGGGAAGAAGGTTGAAACTGGTGATACGGTTCAACTGTGGTATAATATTTCTATGTTGGGCGCAGATGGAAATGGAGCAAAGACCTTTACTCTCGCGGACAATATTACTGGTGCTACCTCTGCTACTATTTCGCTTTCAACTGGACACACACGAAGCTCTGGCGGAACAGAAAGAGAAGCTACATCAACCGTTCGTATCAATGCGCCAAGGCAGTACACTTTACAAAAAAGGGTTGTGACAGCAGATGATTATAGGGCAAGATTAATTAATGACTATACTGCTGTAGATTCTGTTCGGGTTTGGGGCGGAGAAGAAAATAAGATTCCAGATTATGGATCGGTGTATATATCAATTAAACCAAAAACTGGATATGTTCTGTCATATGCCGAGAGGCAAAAGATTGCACAGGATGTTCTTAAAAAAAGAAATATGATAAACATTACTCCAAAATTTATTGATCCACATTTCGTGTGGATTGTTCCTGATGTTTCGGTGGCATATGATCCAAGAAAAACTGTGAGAGATGAAGATGCGATTAAAACTCGGGTGAAGAATACAATTCTTGCGTATAGCTCCGCGTCTTTGGGAAAGTTTGGGGAATACTTTAGACATTCACTTTTAACCCGAGCCATTGATGACACAGAGGTTGCCATTACAAATAGTACAGTCCGTGTTAAGTTGAAGACAAGAATTAAACCCGTCCTAAGAATTAGGGGTGATTACACAGTTCGTTTTTGGAATCAGCTTCATCATCCACACAGAGGACACGCATCTAACATAAAGTCAACTTTATTTAAGTTTAAGGGATTGGATGGGTGTTATCTTGAAGATCATGATAATGAGGTTTATGTTGTTCGTTCTCAGACACCAGATGTTCAGACGAATGATTATTTAACCAACAAGCTTCAAAAGGTTGGGGTTATTGATTATGCCTCTGGAGATCTTTTGCTTTCAGACTTTATGGTTCAGGAAATCGGGGATGGTTCGGATTATGTTTACATAACAGCCGACCCGGAATCGGACGATATTATTCCTCAACAAAATACTATTTTGACAATTGAGAGCGGAGACATCACAGTTAATTGTGTCGATGACACAAGGAGAATTCCAGAGAAAAAAGTACAGGGGTATTAATGATTCGTTATGGCATTGTATAATTCCGCAAATACACACCAGACCAGTTTGTTGGTTTCCCAACAGATTCCTGATTTTATCAGAAGCGACCACCCAAAGTTTGTTACTTTCCTTGAGAAGTATTATGAATTTCTTGCTGACAATACTTTGTTTGATACGCCTGATGGTGATAAGTATTATGGTGTAGATTATGCAATGCGAGCAATTCCTGATATTCATGATATAGACAATACCGATTATGAACAATTTGAAGAATTTTTTAGAAGCCAATACGCACAGAATTTTACGCAGAATTATCATCCAGACACAAATCCACGGCTTCTATATAAGAATCTCATAAATTTCTATCGTTCGGTTGGGACAGAAGATTCATTTAGGATGTTGTTCCGTCTTTTATATAATGAAGAGATCGAACTTTATTATCCAAGACAAGACGTGTTGATTACGAGTGGTGGAAATTTTACTCAAAAGACTCGATTAAAAGTTGCGTATGTTGATGATATAAATCAACTTGAAAATAAAAAGATTATCGGTAAGAGTTCTGGATCATATGGTACGGTAGAAGAGGTGATCGTCAATCCACCCAACCCTTCTGGTTTTGTGACAGGAAATATTTTTAATATATCAACAACTTCTTCTTTCGTTGCCAAAACATCTAATACCGAAATATTTCATCCAGAAAGGTATATTGAAGATTTCCAACAGTCTGCATATGTTTATATCAGCGATTATTCAGGAACATTTTCGATCAACGAAGAGATATATGCAGAGAATGCAACAAGTCTTTCGGTTGTTAATACGATTGTTCTTCCGACTACATCGCGGGTGATATGGTTTGAAAACTTCGCTCAATATGCAACTGTTAATGGTGTTGTTTCTGTGCATGATGGTTTGTATAATAAGAGTTCAAATAGCACATATGTTCCTTGGGGAGATGGGTCGTCTCAATTTGCCGCAGCAAATATTGCTTTTACAAATACAGGAATTTGGCATACCCATGGAGATGGTAAGGGGGAAATTAAACTTGTTTCTAATGTAGAAAATTCTTATGGAGGGGTTGTTCTACAGATTGGAAATAATAGCAGCGAGGCGACCACAACTGCCGACCTTCGTCATTTTGTTTTTGGTAAAAATATTGGAATCAAAAACGATGATACCATTTATAAGCTAACAATTCGAGCCAGAGATATTGGTGGAAATTCTGCGGCATCTGTTCCAGAAGGCAATAGATTCTCTGCCGGTATTTCTTGTGTCCGCCACGATTATAGAAAGATCAGTGGGGTTGGATATGCAAATACTTGGAATGATCCGCTTTGGCTCGCATCACACCAACAAGCAATTGATGATAGTTTCTTCCGATATACTGCATACTTCAAGGGCCGTGAATTAATAAAAGGCGTCCCGACTGGAAATGCATACAAGTCTTCTAATTATGGAAATGGCGGTCGCATTGATTTACAAAGCGGACCAACGGACTCTAAGCGATACTATAATTCTTTGGATCGTGCAATTGCGGGTGAAGTCCTTCTTCCTAAAAACACTACGTTTATTAGACCTACTTTTAAAGTGAATGAAGCGAACAACGCATCATATTCTCAGGGAATTACTCAGGTTGATTATGTTATGTTGGAAGAGATCGGTGTATTACAAAGTCAAGAGGGTCGTGGAAAGTACGAAGGGTATTATCGTGATCAATCGAGCTTGCTTTCTACAAAGAGTGCCTATCTTCAAGACGGTCATTATTGGCAAAACTATGCATACGAGATCCGAAGCCATCAACAGATGGGCGGGGCAAACGGATACCAGACTGTAGTTCATAACATGGTGCATCCTGCCGGTATGAAGATGTTTGGCACTACCATGACCCACTCTACGGCAAATGGTTCTATCGTCTCATCAAATACAAATATAGGGGATACATTCTCGCCGAGTCAGCTTGATTCACTTTCTGCATGGTGGAGTGC